TTATTTTTGGCTGAATTTATCTATTGTAGTAGTACCCATCGCAGCTATGCAAATAACCATAACGGCATCTACAAGTTTATCCGAAGGGGCAATCTCTTGATGCGTAAAGCTATTAGCTAATAAGGTAATACAAATAAATAAAGCCGATAGTAAAGCAATAACACGCTTTGTAGATACGCTACCTCTCTCGTCTGCTAATAAGTTGGCTAACCATTTCATATTTTTAATTTAAGGTGTGAAGTATAATTTAGATTCTGCATCTCTTCTCCTTTGTAAACCTAATAAAACCTTATTGTTTGCTCGTGTCCATTTAGCAAACTCCTGAGCTATTGTAGGGTCGTTAGGGTTAGCGTTTACTTTTCTTAATAAAGTAGAGCTTCTAAGGTTACCGATACCTGCGTTATAGGCAAAGCTTGTAAGTGCTGCGAATTGATTAGGTGTAACTGAACTCTTAACTAATGGCTTAACTCTATCAGCAAAGTCCTTAGCTATGATTTCAAATAACTCATTTGCTCTTTGTTGCGTAATCTTATCTCCTGGTTTTACAGGCGTTCCGTCTTCATAAAAGGTATTACCATATCCGATAGTATCTTTTGCTGCGCTGCATTTGTAAGCTACTAATTTGCAGCCCTCGAATAATTTGATTAGGTCTTTGCCTCTGTCGTTTAATTGCATTTTAATTTATTTGTGAGTATAAAAATAAAGTTAGCATAGCAAACAGAACAGAGTTAAGCCTGTGTAGTTTTATTTCAAACTGCACCGCTTTTTCATACTGCTCATAAATTGCTATATTTTTATAGTACCTGTTTCGATAATCGCTTAACGTATCAATCGCAATTTTATTGCGTTGTGTTAAAGTATCTTTTAAGGTAAGTAAGTCAATGCGTAAGCTATCCCTTGTCTTAATGTTAGCTCTTAATAAGCTATCTATACGGGTGTTCTGGTAGCTTACTAAATTAGTTAGGCTATCAAAAGAGTTGTTAATCTTCTCGCCTTCTGACCGGCTAATAACAATCTTGTCCTCACCGCCTATCTTTTTAACGTATTGGGCGAAGCTGAAACTTGGTGCTATTAGTATCGACAGAATTAGCAGAATCCAATTTAGCCTTAACTTCATTTAGTTCTGTTTTTAATTCTTTTACTGTTTCCTTTAAGGTAACTATTGTTTTTACTGTCTTAGTAATTACCTTTTTATTATCCTGAGCTGCCACCCCTTGCACCTCTACACTCTGCATCTGGCTTTGTTCTACTTTATTTTTAAGCGTTTCTAATTGCGTGTCTTGTTTAACTCCGCAACTTATCAATGCTACCAATATCAAATAACGCATTTACTTAAACTTTTTTAGAGCCTTTAAGTCTACTGCCATTTCTAAACGAGCCGTACTTGCTGCGTTGCTGCTATCACTTTTACGCACCATTTCATACAAGCTCCCTATCTTTTCGTCTTGCTTTTCGTTACGCTTTGCGTTGTCTATATACAAATAACTGATGCCACAGATACATAAAAATAGCATACCAACAACAGGGTTCTTACTAAATTCCTTGAATGTAATAGGTAACGGGTTAGCCGATACGTTTACGCTTTTTGCTGCTTTTGCCATATTATTTACGTCTCCAAAAGAATAAGATTAGCGTTATTATCAATATAAGGGCTATTAGAGCCTTATAGAACTCGCCAAAGGACTTATCCTTATTTTTAGTTATCTTCGAAATTTGGGTTGTTTCTGTGCGATTTAGAGCCATTGAGTCAGTCTTGGTCTGCTTACTATCCGTTTGCTTCTCTTTTGTGCCTTTTGTGTAGGTCTCGGTGTACTTAGGTACTGTTATCATACTATCCTTAGTAACCCACAAAGTATCGTAGTAAGTAATGGTCTTGGTAAAATACTCTTCCTTTTCTACTATTTTAGTAACGCTATCTAAAACGACTACGCGCACAGAATCAAATGTTTTGACTACTGTGCTATCTAGACGCTCCGATGCTTTCTTTACAGAAGCGCACGAAGTAAGTAATAAAGCTAAAAGTATTAATCTCATTTTAGTTTCTTAGTCATTTTGTAGTAGTATCGGATAGCCATACCGCCAGAAACAATAGCCACCAAACTTGCAATCAATGTGAATAGTGGTTGAATACTTGTAATGCTAATTGTTGCACTTACTAATGATACCATTGTTGATTGGTCTGCTTGGTGGTTATTTTCCATTTATAGTTCTTCTTCTTCTTGTTTGTTAAATTCTATGCCGGTAGTCCAATCCTGTAAGAAGGTAAAATCTTCCAAGCCTTGTGGATTGACTACGTTAATTATTTGAAAATCAAATTCTTTATCATTTAAGGCTTCAATATCTTTTGTCAGCTTCTTAATGCCTTCCTTTGAGAATCGATACTGACCTTTGTCATCAAGCAGTAAACAATCCTTATCATCGGTCTGAGCATTGTCTAAACGCAAAATCTCAACTTCGGCTTGATAGTCCTCGTGATGTTTTTTAACTCGTTCATAAATTTTAACGAGCTTCTTTTGGGTCTTAGTTTCGCTGTTACCGATTACGGCATTAAGGTTGCTCACTAATTGGAGTAGTTGTTTGTTCTTCATTTTCGTTTGTTTTTGTTTGTAAAGATAATTGTGGATTGCTAAACGGCAAAGGTAATGTTACAATTTTTGGATTGATTTGGTCTGCTATCTGGCTATCTAGGTTCTGCTCTAAGGCTTCTTTGTCAAGTCCTGCTTCTAACCAACCGCATACCATTTCATAGGTTACCTCTTCATAAGGTACGAAGTTTGCCGGGTCAGGAGCAGCTACGCTTAACGTTCCGTAAACATCAGCAAAGTATGTCTTTTCGTTTTCTACTTGCTGCGCTTGATAACGCCAATGTACTACACAGATTACGTCTGTTAAACCCTCTGCATTTTTAGGGTATGATTCAAGTGCGCTTATTACCCATTTGTAAGTTGTTGCCATTTTTATTTGTTTTTTAATTGTTCAATTTGTTGTTGTTGTTCTTGTATTGCGTTTATTAATAAACCAATCATTCCACTATAATCAATTGATTTTGGTGCATTTGCTTCTTTTGGTGTAAATACAGCTTCGGGTAATATTGGTTCAATTTGTTGAGCTATTAAGCCTATTCTTTTTTGTTCACTTGGTACACTTACACCAAGTTTATTTTGAGAATTAAATTCATAATAAACACCATTCATTTTTATTACCTTTTCTAACGCATTGTCAATTGTTACAATGTTCTTTTTAATTCTTTCGTCAGATGAATTTGTTACTGCTCTACCATAACCATTTGTTCCATTAACAAAAGTGCCACCACCATTAATATTTATTGAAACATCCCCAGTACTAGAATTATTAATAAATAATGTTCCACCACCTAATCTTTGAACTTGATTATCTGAAATAATTACAAAATTACCAGTAGTTGAAGTTCCAACGTGTAATTGATTTCTTACTTCAACGTTACCCCCACTTGTTATTATCATACGTGGGCTTCCGTTGGTTTCAAAGAATAAACTACCGCCTGTTTCTGTTTGTCTTATAGTTTCATATCCTATACCAATAGCAAGTGTATTATTTTCTGCTGCAAAACGAGCAATATTTGTAGCTGATGTGTTATCTGCTGACCTTACTGATAACCTCTGACTTGGATTGTAAGTTCCAATCCCAACATTACCACCTGCACCATTTAAAATTAATGGATATACTAATAAGCCTTGTTGAACTGCTTGTATTTCTCCTCTATTTTGAGAATTATTAAAAGAGATTGCTACATTTTTATAGCCCGGATTTAAACCATCGTCAGCAGTACCACCATTTCCAATTTTTAGAACCCCCCCACTTGTTATGCGCATAGCTTCCGGTGTTTGGCTTCCATTTGAATAATGAAATGCAATACCTTTTGATGGTGCGGAAGAATTTGAAGCATAAATTTTTAAAAATGAAGCGTCATTTGTTATTAATGCTTGATTTGATGTTGTAGTAGAACCTGCAAATAATAAATCCCCTACACTATTTATGCGCATACGCTCGGCTGTGTTCGTTTCAAAAATTATTGAATGCGCTGATTGTGTAGATAAGAAAAATGACTCTCCTGTTACATTTATTGCATAGCTAAATATATCTAATCTTCTTGCACTATTTGATTGACCTACGCTAATACCAGTAGTTGTTCCTGCGGTAATAAATCTTGCTAAACCACTTGCAGTTGAACTGCCAACTCCACTTGAAGATATAACATCTAAACTTAAAGCCGTTACACTACTACTAAAAGTAGCTGCACCTGTTGCTCTTAATGTACCTGTTACATCAAGTCTAAAAGTATCGTTAGTATTTCCAATAGAAACATTACCCGATGCTTGTACACGCATCTTCTCAGTAGAACTTGTAGCGAATATAGTAGCACCCGTTTGAGAAATCATTACGAAATCTCCTGCAACACCACCCGTAACATATTGCCCGTTTGCAGTAATAAGACCGAATTTTGCTTGATATATTGCACCTGTAATTGCTTCGCCTAATGATACGCTAGGCGCAGCTCCACTTATTCTTAATTGGCTATCAGCAGTAGCGTTATGAATTTCAAGCGTTCTTTGAGGATTGTTAAGACCGATACCTAATCTATTGTTAGTAGCGTCCCAAAAAAAGTTACTTGAACCTGTTATGCTTGTATCTCCATTAAAATACGCTACTCTGCCACTTGCACTTATACCTGTTATCGGATTGGTTAAAGCGTTCTGCTTATTGTTAAAAGTAGTCCAATCAGTAGAACTTAAAGCACCTCTATTCGTTGCACTCGCAGTAGGTACGTTTAAAGTAATTACAGGGGTTGTTGTTCCGTTTGCAACAGTTGAGCTTAAATCAGTTCCAGAAGTTCCTATTGTTAAAGCAGCAACACTCGTTACTGTTCCGCCTGTTAAATCGCTTGTTAAAGCTAATGTTCCACTTGCTCTTGGTACTAAATATTGAAATGTGTCTCCGTCTTGTAAAGCTGCAACACTTAAAGCATATCTGCGCCTTGTTGTGTTTGCTTGGTTATGTACTATGTTTAACTCCGTTGCAGTACTTGGTGCTATCTGAGTGTAAGCTCCTGTAACGAAATTATAAACACTATACTGCTTCATTAAAAGCCCTGTTTGGTAATTAGTAGCACCTTCAATAAAAACACTTCTTGATAGAAAATCATTAGTGCCTAAATTAACAGTACCCGTTGCTCCTGTGTACGGAACAAAATTTGCCGGGTTTGCAGGTGTGTAACCTAAAACAGTTGCTATGCTTTTATTTTTCCAAAGGCTTGTAGATGCTTCCCAAAATAATCCGTCATTGTTTGTAGGTGTTTGTGCAGCTACATTATGAAGTTCGTCTAACTCATAGCCGTTCTGTATCTTAACCTCAATTACCCCTTGTGTCGGGTGTGAACGTACAATAATACCTATATAAACTAAGTGATTAGGTGCGTATTGTTTTGTACTTGTATAACCACCGGCAGTTGTAGAACTCAAATATAATTGAGTCCCTACGCTAAAAGCTTGTGTATCTATGTCAGTTAATCTACCTGCAACAACTACAAAGCCATTGTTGTTATTAGTTATATCCGCTTGAACTATGCCATAGGTCTGTGCGCTTGTGCTATCGCCTGTCGCAAGAGCCTTAGTAACTGTTGGCAAGTTACCTTGACCGCCATTGATATAAACTACTGTTCCCTTTGTTAATGTCGAACCTGTGCTATTGTAAACTTCTGTTATTAAGTTCTTAGCTTGGTCGATTGTGTTAGGGAACGTTGCAAGTGTACCATCGCCTTTAATATACTGCGCACCTGTTCCGGCAAAGCCTATATTAATCGTTCCGCTTGTAGTTATAGGACTGCCTGTAATTGTTAAAGCATCTCCGCTTCTTGATACCGCTACGCTTGTTACAGTACCTACTGCACCACTTGAACGCTGCCATATAGTTCCTGAATAAATTACATAATCTCCTACTGCAAAAGTAATAGGACCAGCTCCAAAGTTTACAGTTCCGGCTACGTTACAAATATAAACGTCTCCTGTATCTCCTGTTCCGTTTGCAAGTGTAGGGGTGTTAGTCGCTGCGTTCCAAGTTCCCTTATATTCCATAATTGAACTCGGTAGCTGACTGATAGGAACTTTACCTAAACTATCCAAAGAAGCATAGCCATTAGCGTTGCCCTTCTCACTTCTTAGCTGATAAGTATCTAAAAGTGCTTGTGAAGGGAACACCTCTACATAAGCAGAGCCAGACCATAAGTAAAGTTTCTGGGTGTCTTTGGCGCAATAAATAACGTTAATATCGCCAGTCACGGGGAACGAAGCTAAGTCATTATAAAAGCTAACTGCACCGCTAAAAATAGCCCCTAATTGCGCAATAGTAATCTTCTTACTTACTCCGGTTGTCGGGTCGCCTATAATAGTTAAATCTGTACTCTCAGGAGCTAACTCAGTAGCTAATTGGTTAATCTTTTTTCCTATCATCTTAGTATGTATAAATAGAAGGCACTTGGCATCTATCGTTTAAGTATGGTAATTCCATTGTTATATCTATCTTAACTCCGGCTAGATAGTCAGGG